AAGTGCTTGATTCTAAAGAATTAAGCGCCTGGCGATCCAAAAATACCTCTAACGTCGCTGAAACCAAACACATAGCGCTCGCGTGCCTTGTAGCGCACGTTGCCGGTCTCAAAATCACCCTCAAAAGCAGTCTTGATGGCGATACGTTGGAACATCTTCATGCCGTTAGGCGCGTCAGTCTTGATGAAGAACGCGTCTGGATCGGTCAAGTAGTGGTTCACTGTGTAACCCTGAGGAACCATGCCCATGTTGCGGAGGGCATTGATGTCGTTGTCTGCTGTACCAACACGCAGCGTGGACTTCAAGATGCGATCAGCGGTGAACTGAAGCTCTTTAGGGATAATCAACTTCAAGCCTTGAACCGAGATCTTCAAGCCACGCTCATCGGTGAACGCAGCAATGTCAATCAAGGCCTGCTCAAGCGCGGTCTCGCTCAGGTCAGCAGCAACAGCTAGCTCGTTGCGCAGGTTAGGGCCGCCCAGTGTTGGGTGGTCATCTGCACAGAGAGGCTTGCCGTCACCACCTAGTGAGGTTGTGAACGCGCCGTTTAACACCGAAGCAGCTTTAATCTGCTTGGTGGTTGCCATCGAACGAGCCAAAGCCTTGGTGTAACGAGCTGCCAAACGGTCATAGAGGTTGTCCTCAATGGCTTCTTCGGTCAGCGCAAACGCCAGTGCAACGGTTTCGTGGGTATAGCGAGCGGTGTAAGCCTCTTGTGCTTGGTCGTATGCAACGCCAGCACCTTCGGTCTTAACAGCGGCCTCACCAAAACCCGAGAGCATCACTTCTTCTTCGAATGCACGGTCAGAGCTCTCTACGTCGTAGATTTCTGCGTGCTCGTTCTCGTAGCCCTTGTACTCCAGTCCAAACAAAGCGTTAAGACCTGGCTCGAGTTCTTTTACTAACTGGGAACGTGAAATAGCCATGATTAGGCTCCTTGTCCAGCGACACCGGCACTACCGTACAAGTGTTCGTTAATCTTAACCACAACCACAACGTTGTTGGCGCCTGCTTCATTGGCTGGGGTGCTTAAAAAGCCAACAATTTTGACGTTCAACGCAGCGGTTTTGGCGACGGTTGAGGAGTCGAGCTCCATGGCGGAAACACCCGAAACAGTGTTACCTGAACCAACGGTTACGTCAGCGTTCTTGCCAATGTCGGCCTGAACAACGTCTTCGTCTGCTTGGATGGTAAACAACTGGTTTGGATCGTCAACCACGTCAGCAATAATCTTGCCTTGTGTAATGTTGACTGAGCCAGGGTAGTAGTTGCTAAACGTTGGCTTGCCGGTGGTGGGGTCAACGTAGTTACAACCGTTGAACACGCCAACTGCTGCCGTATGGGTAGCGGGGGCGAATTGAACCAAGTAGCCGTCATAAACGGTGACGAGGTCGCCTTGGAAAATTGCTCCGGACTGATTATCCGCAATTTCGTAACCATACTGCTTTTGCCCACCAGTGGCGGACAGGTTACCCATTGGGCGTAGACCGAAGGCTTTGTCGATATTAGCCATTTGTCATTCCTTAAGAGGTTACTTTTCGGACCCTACGTCGCGAAAAGAGACTTGTGATTGTCGTTGTGGATTATTGATACGCATGGTCGAATGGGAATTCGACTTCATCATTTCATTGTCCACGGACTGAAGTTGGTCATGGGTGCGAGATGCGTAATACGCGTTTCGCTCGTTAGCTGTCTCCTCGGGTATCTTCGCTAGCAACAAGCCTCCCACGCTGAGTACACCAGCATGTCGGCCGTCTTCCACGCTTGGAGACTTGAACTCAGGGTGATCTTCGGCACGCACTAATTCGTAGCCTTCACGAAGTTTTGACGAGACGTTAATACGATCCTCCTGACCACCTGCTTCCGCACGGATCCAACGATGTTTAAACCCAGGAGGCGCTTGCGGCGCATCCAATCGTGAGGGAGGAGTCCATGGTTTACGCCGCGCAGTGCTGTCACGAGATGAATCGTCACGAGAACCGCGAGTAAGTTTTGGCAAGTTTGTGTCGCTCATGGTACTACTCCTTTACGTATTTGGCGTATTCCTCTAGCGGAACACCCAATCTTTTTGCAATCGCAACCTGGCTCGGTGAGAGCTTGACGGTGCGGCGTGCTCTATTAACTCCAGATGATCTGGCGGCAGGCGCAACCGTTTGCACGGGTCGGTTGGCACTGTTACTAGATGATGCGCCACCAGAAAACTTATGTGGAAAAGATGCAGTCATCCTACGATCTAGCTCATCATAATACTCATCGGACGTGGGGTCAAACTTTTCGTCACGAACAAGCTGAATATGTATCCCTTGTGCCGCATGTGTCATGGGCACGTCCTTCCCAAACCAATCATTACGATCAGCCCAATCCTCAGCCTTAGCGTCTGGTTCCACGCGCCGAGCAGTCGCTTGTTGCGCATAAGCTTGTTGCTGCTGCGCGTAGGCTTGCTGCTGTGCGGCTTGGTTCGCTTGCCCTTGACGGTAGTTTTCCGTCTCCACCATACGGCGTTGATCATAGTGAGCCGAGGTCAGTCGTTCTTGAGCCTCGGTCTCTGTGTCAATATCCCCTTCTTCTCGGGCTTTGCGGATGATCTGCTTTAGTGTTGCGATCTCTGTCTGCAAACGACCTTGTGTGGCCACAACGCGTTCTTGGTCCGTGCGCTTGAACCGATCTTCAAGCTGCGCGGCTTTCTGTTGCACGTTACGGGCGTAGGCAATGGCTGCCTCTTCACGGCGCTGTGTCTCGCGTAAGCGAGCCGTCAGCTTGTCAATGCGCTTTTGTACCTTGCCACTATAAGAGTCAAGCTCCTCTTCTTGCTGAGATTGCGTGGTAGATGCCGCCTGCTCTACACCTTCTTCGCTGACCTCAACGGTTGTTTCAGCCTCGTCGGCTCCAACATCATATTCAAGTTCTTCGTTCGCCATGTCCTACTCCTTAAGCAATATGCAAGACGTCTTCGGGGTCACTTACGAGCCCTAAGATTTCGTCATCGTTTAACAATCGAATTTCGCCACCATAAATAGCGATCCGCGCACCCGCATAGCGACCAAAGATAATCCAGTCGCCTTCCTTGCACCACGGTCCTGAGGGGAACTTATCTTTATCAGCATAAGCAAGACTACCCATCTTTAGCACATACCCACAAGTGGTAGCGAGTTGTGTGCGCTTCTGGGTTTCTTCCGCTAGGATAATGCCACCCTTGCTTTTTAGCGTACCGCGATAGGGTAGGATAGCAATACGCCAACCCGTGGGGCGCGGTATGCGGGTAACAACGTCTGGGTTCAAGCTTTCAGGCTCAAACTTGCCGCTGTCATCGTAGGCGTCAAGCAAGGAAGGTTGCGCGTTCTCCTTCGCTGTTTGCCACTTACGCTCGAGTTCTGTCATGGGTGCCTCAACTACCTGTTCCATTGGAACATCTCCTCTCAGGTTAAAAATCTTTTTGGGATTCCTTGATCAGCTGCTTGACCATGTCTTCCATCATTTTTAAGCCTTCGAGACGTCCCATCATGAACCGGTATCGCTCCATATTGGCGATAGTACCGTTGAGCACGATGTTTTCGGAGTCGGCCTGTAGGCGTCGAATCTCCTTGAGCACTGCCTCTGCAAATTCCAGCATGGTTAGTTTCCATGTAAAAGCAGACGGATAACCCCGTCTGAAGGCTTAATAAACTTCTAGCAAATACGGGTTGCTTTTTTGGTGCGCACGCGACCTTGACCGCGGGCCGTGACCATACCACCTTTTTTAAAGCCCGTGACCGACAGATCTTTGGCCGCTTCTTCAGCTTTTTTCATTTGCTTTTCTTCTTCAATGTCCGCCATCATGTCCTCTTTGGACAATGAATCACGGACATTCTTTTTGTCACCAGAAGTCTTTTTTGGTGAAACCATGTTACGCAGTCGATCAAGAACCGTAGGCTTTTCCTGCTCCTTCTTTTTCTCAGCCGCTGCTTTCTCACGGTCACGAACCCGTTGCGCGGTCAACTGCGCGCGCTCACTTGGGGTCATCTCGCTTTCCTTCTTTACCATCTTGCTTGTTGCCATGTTAGTTCCTTAGTAAATTTTAACAGGGGTGTTGCCGTCACGCTTTTTAACCGTGCGCACAACGCCTGATCTTGTCTTGGCCGACTTACGTGGAGCCGCCACCTTTTGCTTAATACTCTCGGTGGTGTTCTTAACTGGGCTAGGTTTTCTATTGCGCATTATTGTTTCCTTGCATATTGTCTTTGAGCACTTCAACTCGCTCACGGCCGACTTGTGCACGCAACTGGGCGATGTTCTCTTGTGAGTCAATCCGCGCTTGTGCGTTCTGCTGGTCTTGTTGAAGCTTCTGTGCATCCAACTGTAGCTTGGCTTGATCGACTTGTGAGTCTGTTTGTTGCTCTTGCGCACGGAGCTCAAGTTCCTTTTCCTTCAAGGCAACCACTGGATCTGCTTCGCCACCTGCGCCACCGGCTAACTGGTTCTGCATGTCGCGGACCTGTTGCAGGTATTGCGCAATCAGGAGAGCTATCATGCCCTCGCGCTGAATGTCGGAGATCATGCTTCGAGGATCCGAGCCGTACTGGCGGAACAACTCTGCCGCCACGTCCTCTTCTGCTTTCAAGCGAATGTGAGACAAGATGTGCTTTTGCAGTGTCGTGGCCGCTAGTGGGTTGTTGCCAATCAATGGGCTCAAGCCCGCCATCAGGTGAGCCGCGATGTGCGCATCATGTTGTTGACCCGCAAAGGCCTTGAGATCCATGCCGTCCAAAACGTCCGCATTTTCTGTGGCAGGATCCTTGGGCATTTGTGAGTTCTGAGGACGCAAGATGCCGTCAATGTCTCGAACGTTTAGCGCCGCATAAACACGGTAATACGCTTCGTACATGTTGTGCATCTGAGGCGCGGATTGCGCCAACTGCAACTGTGTCTGTGCAAGCAAAAGGCGTTGCGCAGTCGAGAAGATATTGGGATCCGCAACCGGTAGCACCGCCACCATGTTGTTGAAGTCCTGACGCTTGATCGAGCGACTCGCGCCTGGTACATCGTACGGATACTCGTCAGGCAGATACTCGCCAAAACCTTGGGCAAGCATCTTGAATTCTAGTGACTGTGAGTAGTGCAAACGCTTGTGAATGGCAGACATCACCATTGAGCCGCGCTCAAGCAAAGCAATGGTTGTGCCCACGGCGGCCTGCTGATTGCCGTCACCAACTTGCATGTCCGCGATGCTTGCCAAACGGTTACCCGCTTGGACAGTGAAACCCATCAACTGGAACAAGACTTGGCTAGGTTCCTTGTAAGGCATTGGCATGAGTGAGGCAGAAAGCTCCGCGCCCCCCGCGTCAATGTCTCGCCATTCGCCAGGCTGGATAGGCTTGTCATCGTCCGCGATCCGAGCGCCTTTGGCCTTGAAACCTGCCGGTAGATTTGATAAAGTACCGGCATCTAGCAACTGTCGAAGCGCGGCGGTAGCCGTCTTGGACAAGCCACCAATCAAGTGCACAAAGCCTAAGCCATAAGCACCCAAGCCCTCGATTAGCACATAGTGCACAAAGTACTCACGGCGACGCTTAAGCTCGTCTTCCTCTTTCCAATTGCGACGAACACCAACCACACGCCCCGAGGACTCATCAAGCGTAACCACATAAGGCAACTTAATGCCCGTGGGCTCACCGCTATTGTCCAAGTCCTCAAAGCCAGGCAGGTCTAGGTCTACAATAAACTCAAGCAGGAAGATCTCTTCCGCATCGCCCGACATTGACATGCCGACTGCGCGGTCAATGGCGTCTTGAATCTGGTCCGAGGGCCGCGATCCGTCTTGAGCCTGAATGTCCAAGTCCAAATACTCTCCCGCAAATACCCTTTTCAGGTACTCGTTGGAATCCATTGGTAAGCGGTGCGTGATCCGTGGGCATTGGCTCATGACGCTTGAGCCGTGGTAAGGAATATATACGTCATCGGCTAGACAGAGCTTGCTGACCATACGGTCTAGTTGGCTGTCAAAGTACACCTTCTTAAATATTGAGCCACCGTAGCCAAGATAAAACAAGGCCTGATCCATCTCTGGCGTGTACTCTTGCATCACGTTGGTGATTTGGTAATTCATGAAGTCTTGCACACGCGCAGCTTGTTGCGTCTTGTCCAAGGTTTCCTTGCCCACCACTTGCGTTCTGACGGGGCCACCAGAGGGCATGAGTTCCTTCATGGCCTGAGACTGAAACTGCACAATCGCCTCGGTCAGCATGGGATGTACCACGCCCGCCGCACCACGGAACGGCTTGGTACGCTCGTCAATCTTCAGCCCCAAGAGGTCTAGCCCCTTGGCATACATCTGCTCCCAATCGGCACGCGAAGACTGATCCGCTTCAAACAACTGTAATAAGTTGTCCCCAATACCACCCAAGTCTGACGGATCAAGGACCTCGGCCAAGTTGGCGTAAAACGGCACATCGGCCTCGTCTTCCCCAATCTCAATGACCGCACTGCCATCGTCTTCCAAGATGATTTCTATGCCCGGCATATCGGACATGTCTTCCTGTTCTATCTCAATTGAGACTTCCGGTAAGGAGTTCAGTGCCTTATCAATCGACATATTCTTGCCTTGGTAAATGGTTCACGCGGCTTTAACCGCCCTGGTCAGCAGGTGCGTATCGCCCCAGACCTAGCGCACGGTCACGTTCGTCTGCGGTTCCAGTGAAGGTGGCTAGCATGGACCCCTCACCGCCTACGTCCTGTTGCCATGTAACTGTGTTACTCGCCTCGGCTTCTGGGGGAGCGGGCGTACGGTTTCCTGTGTCTAAACCAAACCGAGAGAATAAGTCATCCGCGCGCATTTGAGCGTATTGCGCGGCAGCGGACTCTGACGCTGCTTTTGCGTCGGCATCTGCTTTTGCTTTAGCGTCCGCATCTGCTCGGGCCTTTTCGTCCGCCTTTTGTTTTGTTTCGGCTTGTTGACGTAATACTTCTGCCAATCGGTCCGCTTCCACTTTATTTAAACGAATGCGTTCTGCTTCTTCCGCCTCTAGTCTTTCGGCTTCTTGCGCAATAGACTGTTGGCGTTCTTGTTCGGCTAGGGCGGCTTGGCGTTGTTGCTCTGCCAGTATACCCGCTTGGACACGCGCTTCTTCTTCCGCTGCCTGTTGGGCTAGCAACGCGGCGGCCTCTTGCTCCCTGCGTTGACGCTCCTCTGCTGTGATCACATTTGGAACTGATGTTGAAGTGGTCGCAACAGTAGGGATTTGGGATGGTGCTACGGGTTGTGTCTGTACCGGAGGTGCCATGGGTTGTGTTTGTACCGGAGGTGCCATGGGTTGTGTTTGTACCGGAGGGACTACGGGTTGTGTTTGTACCGGAGGTGCCATGGGTTGTGTTTGTACCGGAGGGGCTACGGGTTGTGTTTGTACCGGAGGTGTCATGGGCTGGTTCGGGAACACAGGCACGTCAGGAATATTCGCGCCACCACCAGGTAAGGTCGTGGCATCCATCGGACGATAAGCAGAAGTTGACTCCACCATCGCAGGCGCTTCACGAGCGGGTTGCGTATATTGGCCACCCATAATGCTAGGCGCTGTCCAATCATACACACTCTGTTCCATGCCACCATATGCCGGCGCTTCAATATGAAACATCGGCACAATCGGGTTGCGCTGCGTAAACGGAGCGGTCGCGCCAAACGACGGGTCTTGATACTGATAATCAAAACTCGACAACTCTTGCAGCGAGGGCAACGGCCCAACCGCGCCACCTTGAGCCATGCGTAATGCGCCCATCATACGACTCGCTTGGCCTTGCCGTGCTGGCATGGCAGGAGCCGTGGGCCGCGATCCACGCATCTGGGCAAGCATGTCGGCTTGCGCTTGTTGTGCCTGTTCTTGTTGCATCAACCGTGCAAAGCGTTGTCGAGCGGTCGAGTTCATGTGCGTTCCCGTGGTTCCTGTTTATAGCCGATTGTAACCATCAATAGTACTCCGGCACAACATCTTCTATCTGCTCAGGGTCGTCTTCATCCGATAACAACGCAATAAAGTTGCCTTGCCGAAAGCGCATTAAAGCCATTGTGGTCGAGTCTACCATATCATCGTGATCCCCGTTGGGAAAAGCAGCACACTCCTCCACCAACTCCTCCGCCCACGCCGTGTCGGGTGCCCACACCAATCCACTCTCCAAAATAGGGGACACCGCGTTTGCTCGCGAGACCTTGTCCGTGCCCGTGCGCCGCCCTCCAGGAGTATAAGTCGTCACCGGAATACCGAGCCTGCGCATTTCCTGCTGCAAGGACACACCCGTTGCCTTGGCCTCAATTAACACATTGTCAGGATTCCAGTACTTGTACTCGTCTAACGCCACCCGCTTTAACTCAGGGAAGTCCCACCGACCACGCCTCACGGCCAACAAGATAATGTTCGCGCCCTCGTCCATTGACGGGAAGAACACACCCCACGTCGTGATGACAGAAAAGTCCGCCGTCTCCTTTTTCGAGTACGCCGTGTCGTACGATTGAATAATGTAATCCACCGAGGGCGGCGAGTCCTGATCCCAGCGCTGCCACCACTCCCGCTTTAAGATCGCCCCCTCGTCATTGGTCGGCTGCTGCTGGTACATCGCGTTCCACTTCTGCACGGACAACGATGCGCGGACCGCTTCTAATTCCTCAAGCTTCCAGTACTCCGGCCACAAGGGCTTGCCTGACGGCATGATG